ACTTCTAAAGTAATAACCAGGATTTTTATCTTCCCACTTCTCTAGTGCATCCCAGTACTCTTTCTTTTGCTTATCAGTAATATTATCATCACTGTAATCAAGCTCAGGCTTCTTGCCTATTAACTTTGGCGCTTTGCCATAAATATCTACTCCCATATTTATTCTTCGTTTTCTTCGTTAAACTCTGCATGTTCTTTACAATCAGAGCATCTATCTGTGTCATACCATCTTGATGCACCACAGCAATTACTTAGTTCTTCTTCCATATTAAATAGTATCTTCCCAATAGGAATCTTCTTCGTTATCATCTAAAAACTTTAATATAACCTGATTATCATCTAATACAGGTACAATATATCCTTGTTCGTATTCATCTTCATCAACAAATACTTCAAGTAATCCATCAAACTCTCTCATTATGAAGTTCATTTCTTTAACACCAAATTCTATAAGGTTAACAGATACTTCACCTGGATCAAACAAACCTATCTCTTCAGGCGTTGCTACAACATTACCATCTGAATCTAATAAATAGGGATAAACAGGAAACCCATTCTCCATAAACATTATTTCAGGTGTAATAAGCTCATGTATAGCTTCCTTCTTTAACTTAAAGATCTCTATGTGCTCTCTATCACTACCAAGATACAGATGGTTCATAAAGAGCATTCCCTCTTTTAACTCTTCTGTATCATAATGACGAAAGTGTAATTCTACAGCCACAAACATTAGATAAATCTTATACTATTACCATTTTTGGTAAATGTTGTTTCACATTGGTCACAACTACCATTATTGGTAATAAAGTTAAACTTAACACTTCCTTTGAAGCATTCTGGGCACATAACGTGTGGCTGCTTGTTGCTAGCCATTTCTTCTGGTAATCCTTTTTGTCCTTCCATTTTTATTTATTTATTTATTTATAAGTTCTACCTCAGTCCATGCTGCTAAATGTACTACCTCACCATTATCTCTGGTGCAGTAACTATACATTCCATCTACAGACCTGAAGTTAAGTTCTTCTCCTTCTGTAATTTGAGGAGCACCTGGTGGTACTTTATCCTCAACTATTACTTTAATTCTACTATTTCTTGGTACATCATACAATTTCATATACATTTTTAGTTATTTATATTAATTCTCCTTTTCTTTTCTTTAACTCCACCTCAACACATTTTGGACACCTGCTGACATTATCGTAAGCCCACTCTAGATATTGTAGTGGTATGTCTCTCATTGGCACATTCTTATGTTTACCAAAGTTTAATGTTTGACCATCTACTGTCTTAGGTTTGTGTACTGTTGAAGTGAGTCTACGAGATCCACCCAATGTAAACCTAAACTTTTTACCTGTTTTACTTACTACTTCTTTCTTGTTCTTAATACTCTTGTCAATTAAAGATCTTGGAATCTTAAAGTAATGTGTAGCTAGTTTCTTTGACTCGAAAGATTGTCCACTTACCCACTCTATTACACTAATCATATCGGTCATAATATTTGCACCTCTACCCATCCTTTCTCAGAGTGTTCTGCTGTTGCAACATAACCATCGTCCTTAAGTTCTTGTTCTAATTTTAAAGCTGCTTTCCACAAATCTGGCTCAGGTATCTCATCATGCTCATCATCATGATATACATCACCTCTACATTCGTAGAATTCATTGTCTTCATTCCATTCAAACGTCCAACCGTCTATTGTTCTATATTTCTCCATTGTTTATAATTTAGTAATTCTTCTTCTCTTTTGTTTAATTTCTGGTTTATTAATTCTTGATTCATACACTCCTTCAACCTTTGCAATGTTAAAATCGTTTATGTATCTATACAGAGTTCTCTCTGTTATGCCTAGCTTTTCAGCTGCATGAGCTCTATGTCCACAACACTTGTTCATGGCCTTAATAATCAATGCTACGTGTGCTTCTCTAATTGTCATGACCCTAAAAGATTACAAACTATCATAACCCACATAAGAGCCATTAAGAAAATGATTATTGGTAAACATCCTTGCATATTACGTTGGTACTGCTCTTTTGAGCGTCCTTGGTATTCCCACTTCTTCTTTTTCTTACTCATAGCTAAAGTATTTAGATTTCATTCTATTCCACCATAGATTCAGAATTGATATTGTGTTATACTCTTCCTCTGTGTACACTTCTACACGTCCTTTGTCATCAATTAAACAATGTAAACCTGTTTCAAGTATCTTGTGCTCTTTAGTAATCATGCTCGTAGTATTTATTTAAGATTAATGTTTCTATCTCTGCTATTGTATCATAATGTAGAATGCCAATGATATCTTGACCTCCACATGATATTATATGTGATTCAAAGTTTGCAGGTGATCCTGGATAACCAGCCATATCTGTATCATATGTAACTTCTTTCTCTTCTGGTTCATAAAAACCAGTGACATTGAGTACAACATTGTCATACTCAATCTCATGTGTGGTTCCATTAGCCATATTAATAGCCTAACTGTTCTAAATGTATATCATCTGCCTTAACAGTGTACATACTATTAGTAATGTTGCACATAAATAGCACTCCAAACATGAAGGCCACCTTTCTAAATCTGTAAAATTCCGTTGGTGTTAGTTTAATTTCTCTCATTTTTGTATTTATTAATAGTTTAACTTATTTATTTTTTAGTCTATAGCAATCATTCAGGTTTTAACGCATAACCTTATTCCCCTGATTCTTTACTCACTCAACCAATTGTTATGGTATCTACCCTTGTTTTACAAGTGAGGTTATCTCTGCTTTTAGACTTTATAGATCATCTTTGAGTATGCTCAAAAACTCTTTCTTTCTACCATCAACAACACTTCTGTCATTATAGAAATCGCCATAAGGATAATTATCCTGAACCATTTGCAATAGGTCCATTGAGTTATCTAATAACCATTTTACATATTCAGGTTGTCGTGTTATACTAAACAATCTATTTACTCCTAATGATCCAGTAGTTTCAGCATCACTAAACAAATAAGCCACACCTTCGTAATCAACAACAAGAGCTAATGTAGATTCAGAGTCTCCTCCATATCTAGTATACATCTTTGTTAAGATAATACTTTCTTTAAATAAATTCATAATGTTGTAGTACAATGCTCTTCAGCGTTAATTAGGTAAAGTCTTCTGGAATCAAACTCTTTCTCCCACTCTTCATATCCAGGTGGTAAAACATCGTTTGGTTCATTACAGTATTCTTCTCCAGCCCCAAATTCATAATCTTCCATAATGTTATAGTTTTAATTAGAGCTCCCTAACTTAATATAAGCATAGAGAGAAAGTTATTAGGTGCTTGTATAAGAACAACATGTTAATGCTATATTTATTAATTATACATACTGTAATAATACAGGTGGTAAAAAGTGGTGAAATGTGGGTTATGTGCAGACAGTGATTCAATTACACATACAAATGATGTATACTTTAACCTCCCCTGCCCTACCCCTGACCCCTCTGAACCCTATATATAAAGGAGAGAGTGATAAACTCTCCCCTTTTAAGGGCTAATCAATTAGATTTTGATTAGGTCATCGGCAGTAATTACCTCAACTTGGTACTCTTCCACTTGAGTGAACTTACCAATGCTGATTAGACCTGCACCTGATGGCATTTGAATTTGAGGAAAGATTTCTCCGTCCTTAGACACTGCTTCACAAACAGGAAACCCTGCTAACTGATTCTTAGTCACATCTCCATTACGCAGAAGCATACTAAGTTTTGCAGAACAAGTAATCGAATCCTCTTTATCCTTACCGTCAATCACTGTCTTAAAGAGAACCATTACATTAGGAATGTAACCATCATCATTAGGTGTTGCTTTGAAGTTGGTAGGAATTAGATAAGACTCTGCGTCTTTGTATCTTTCACTAACTGTACTTAAAATCTCACGCTCTGTTGTAGGACGAGCATCTCTCCATTGAACTAAATTTCCCATTGTTTCTGTTTTTTATGGGTTAACATAGGGGGGACTATCCCCACTACTGATTTATGCGTGGGGTTTCATGTGGGAAGGGGTCTACTCTCTTATGTATATGATGGGGTGCACCTTTTTAGAAAAAAAGTTTTTTAAAAATTTGGTGGGTATGGTAAAAATGTTATACCTTTGGTGGGTGGGTGGGTTATTTATATTATACTATATAACCACTTAACCACCAATCAAAAGAAGTAAAAAGAATATATTACATAATATAGCATTGAAAAAAAAGCAAAAGTAGAAGATTAAAATATTTATTGTATATTTGTAATAATACAACAACTAAATCATGGAAGAAAGAAAGATGGTCATTCAACAGCTACAAAAGAGCTTAGATGATGAATATGCTATAGCACAGCAGTATTATTCTATACTATCAGCTATAAACAATCTAGGTCTTACTAAACGTGAGATTGAGTTAGTGGCATTTACAGCTGTTAAGGGTACGATATCTTATGCTAATACAAGAACACAGTTTTGTGAGAAGTATGGTACAACAACAGCTACAATCAATAACATTGTTTCTAAGCTTAAGAAGCTTGGCATTTTTGTTAAACAGTTAGGTAAGGTGAGGGTCAATCCCATCATCGTTGTAGACTTCAAAAAAAATTTAAATCTAGTAGTAAAGATAGTGCATGATGAAGAAGCCCAAAGACATGACAGTGAAGGAATGGATAGTCAGAAAGATGTCAACAAAGATGGTGATATCAGAGAGAGTGATAAATCAAGTGATATTACATCAGTTTGATAGCACACATGACGCACTTAAATTAAATAACAGTGTAGAACTTTCAGGTTTTGGTAAGTTTTTGTTTAATATAAAGAAAGCCAAAAACCACGTAAAGAAGCTTGAATCAATTAAAACTGGATATGAGTTGTTATTAGCAAACACTAACACTCCAGAAAAGAAAGCAAACTTTGTAAAAAGTAAATTAAGTAGATTAAACTTAACATTGATGTCATTAAAACCAAAATTAGATGATAAAGATAAAAGAGATATACGAGGGATGGAGGAATAACCTACTACCTCCAGAAAAACTGAAGGATCAAATAGCTAAAGTTAGTGCAGAGCGTTTGTCAATATGTGAAGAATGTGAAAATCATTCTAGTAAGCACTCTAGTAAAAGACCAGATGCACACTGCGTTAGTTGTGGTTGTACTCTTTCTGCAAAGACTAAATGTTTGTCATGCTCATGCCCAGTAAAAAAATGGGAATCTGTATTGACAGAGGAAGAAGAATCAGAATATAAAAAACATGAAGAATCACTTAAGACTAAATAAAGTTCCCCTATCCTCTTTGATACATATTCTTTCATCACTGTATGAAGAAGGTGTAGATTATATTGACATAGAAGGTCAAGAACAAGAAGGAGAAGAAAACGATGTAATTAAAGTAACTGCAAGACCTGAATACTATATTAATAATGACGGTGTTTCAGAAGAAAGCGAAACAGATCCAGAATATTTATTAACAGAAGTAAAGAGTACCGAGTCAGATTTTGAAGATATAAATCCTATAGAAGATGATCTTGACATAAATGATTTGATATGAGTTTTGGACATTACGAAAAGATAATTAAAATACTGAGAGAATTAAAAAACTCTCACCCAAGTTACAACATGGGAAAACATTTAGCTACATCTCTAGATGAGGTGGAGTCTAAATATTTGTGGGGAATGAATGATGAAGAGTTATATAGTGAGCTTAAAAAGTATCAAATTGCACTGCAAATGGACATACCTCATGACGAGTCTGAAATAGATAAAATCTTAAAAGACGGTATGATGCTTAATAACATCCTAGACGATGATGACTACAACCTCTAATAACAACGACTGTATTTTTATTTACTGGGAAGACAGTTGGAACGAACAACAAAATGGCAAAGAAAACTACATATATAAACGCTGAACTTGATTGGGCAGAGCAGCAATTAATCTCTTGGAAAGAGTACGTTGATGATAACCCATTACACAAGCTTGATGATAGAGTAAAGTACAAAGAAACTTCTAATGGTGGTCAAATACCAATGGTTGTTGCAAGTATAGAATCTCAAGGAAAATTTGTACAAGATACAATGAAGAACTATCTATCTCTTTTAGAACAAGTTGATAAACTTCGTGAAAAAGAAGAAAAGAAGAAAGTTGAAACAAGAGGTGGTACTACATTAGGAGCAATGGCAGAAGACTTCTATAAAAATAGAAAGTAAAATATGAAGTTGCATAGCGTAGATTATAAAGATTGGCTCATTAATCAAAAAAGAATTCCAGACAAGGAATCAGAAGAGTATAGAACATTCTTTAATTTTCACAAAGAGTTATGCATGAATGGTTGTTATGTAAATGGAGAATACATAAATCCATTTTTATATTGGCACTTAAATGCCTGGCATACAGAGGTTGATATTATAGATGAGTATGGTAGAATTAATCAAAAGTATGCTAACCCATTACTTAGAGATAACGAGTGGCTTGTAACAAATGAAATAGATAGAGCACAGAAAGAAAAAAAAGGACTAGTTATACTAGGAATTAGACGTTTAGCTAAGTCTGTTATTGAAGCAAGTTACATTGGTCAAGGTGCTACCTTTGATGAGAACTCACAGAATGTTATTGCAGGACTAAATGCTCCTGATATTAAGCTTATTACAGATAAAATTGATAAAGGATTAAACTTTTTACCTGAAGCTTGGAGATGGCAAAGAGTAGAAGATAACTGGAAAAATCAAGTTACATTAGGTATTAAAACTAGAGGTGGAGAAAGAATGCCATTCTCTCAGATACTTATTCGTAATTTAGATGATGGTAACAATGAAGAAGCTATTGCAGGTACAAAACCTAGAAGACTTATTATTGATGAGATAGGTAAAGGATCTTTTCTTCGTGGTTTACAAGCTGCAATACCTGGATTTACAACACCATTTGGATGGGGATGTAGCCCTATATTAACAGGGACAGGTGGAGACATGAAGAAGTTTATGGATGCAAAGTCTTTAATGTTTGACGTAGAAAACTTTAATTTTCTTACGTACAACAATGCAAAAGATGATAAACGTATTCATGGATTATTTATTGGTCATGAATATAGAATGGAGGCTAAAGAAGATAGTTCACTTGGAGCATTTCTAAACAAGCCAAAAGAATCACCTCTACACGAGATACCAATGATGGTGTCTAATAAAGAAAAGGCTGATAAGGTTACTAACGATAATCTAGAAAGATTAAAAAAAGCTGGTGACAGACTTGCATACTTAAAAGAAAAGATGTACTACCCACAAGAGGTAGATGACATCTTTCTAAATGAAGATACAAACATCTTTGACATACAAGCAGCAAAGCGTCAAAAGAATAAATTAATGGAAGCTGAAAGAACAGGAACCCCTGTTATTTTATATGATGATGGTGATGGTGTAAAACATGAGTTTACAGACAAAAGACCTATCATGAACTTCCCTTTAAAACATACAGACATGAAGGATGCTCCTGTAGTTATTTATGAGTTTCCTGTCGAAGATCCACCATATGGCTTATATGTTGCAGGTATTGACCCCTATAGACAGGGTAAATCAGCATATAGTTCATCATTAGGATCTGTATACATATATAAACGTATGCATGCTATATCTGGTGAACAATACCAAGATATGTTTGTAGCAAGCTATTGTGCACGTCCTGATAAGAAAGAAACATGGGAAAATCAAGCACGATATCTTATAAAATATTTTAATGCAAGAGCACTGTGTGAGAATGATGAAATTTCTTTTATAGATCATATGATAAGTAAAGGAGATGCTCAATATTTAGAAAGACAACCTAGTTGGTTAAAAGAAATTGTTCCGAATACTACCGTGAGACGAGACTATGGTATACATAGATCATCAGAAAAGATTAGAGACTTCCTACACGGTTGCCTCAAGAAGTATACAGAAGAAATTATAAACTCTGAGAGTAATGAAGATGGTGAGGTTATTTCTCAAACTAAAGGTATGGCTAAAATATTAGATCCTGTATTACTAGAAGAAATGATACAATACAATGAAACAGGTAACTTTGATAGAATTATTGCAGCTGAGTTAGCAATAGGACTAGCAATGAAACTAGATCCCATTCTTGGAAAAGTAGGAGATCAGCAAGATGTAAGATTAACATCTATGCACAAACGAAACAAAAAAAATAAACTATTCACGCAATCCAGAGGATTGTTTGATAGAAAGAAAAATAAACTTTTTTCCTAATGGCAATTATAAGATATACAAAAGAACAGAATATTCAGTACGCTTATTTAAACGTCTTCCCTGATCAGTTTAAAAGTGCAAAGCAGAAGCAAGATGACAGTTGGGTTAAAAACACCATGGACTATTTTGCAACCAAAGCTTACGCTGAATACATAAAGAATAGAGATACGTTTGTAAAAAACTACGACCTCATGAAAGGTATATTAAGTAGAGAAGACTTCTTAATTGACGAACCTGAAGTTAAAAGTTTTACAGACATGCTTCAATCAGACTTAGAGTTACCTTCATATGTGAAACACTACTCTATTGTTACCACTCCTATAAATGAATTAGTTGGTGAAATATCTAAAAGACCTGATGCATACAGAGTAAAAGCTTTTGATGATGATAGTCAAGCTCAAGAGCTACAGTTTAAAACAGATACGTTACAGGCTTATGTAATCAATCAAGTTAAACAACAAGTCATGGCTAAAGCAGCTATGTCTGGACAAGAGATATCGATGGAAGATGTTGAGGCCATAACGATGGAACAAGTTAAGGAACAGTTAGATACTTACACATCTGTAGCTGAGAAATGGGCAAACCACACGCTTACAGCTCAAAAAGCAGAATTTAACCTTAAAGAAAAAGGTGAGGACGCATTTAGAGATTTACTTATCTCTGCAAGGGAGTTCTATCATATATATGAAGATAATTCAAAATTAGGATTTAATATAGAAGTAGCAAATCCAAAGAACACTTGGTTTCTTACAACACCAGATAAAAAATACATATCAGATCCAACAGGTAGATCACAGGGAGCATATGCTGCTGGTACTGTGGAAGTTATGGAACTGTCAGAAATCATTGAGGCTCACCCAGACTTAACTAAAGAAGAAATAGATCATCTAAGAACTTCACAACAAGACTATGGGTTAATCAATGCTAGAGAATCTAATCTAGGTAATCCAAATGTCGATCCTGGAATAGATTCAATAAACTACGATACATATGATCCATTAGTATTACAAACACGAATGATCATTGAATCAGAAATAAAAGAAAACAATGATGGTCTACAAGACTTTTTAGGAGTTACTAATAATGTTTCTGCGTTTGGAAACAAGTATGTTGTTATAAGAAGCTACTGGATATCTAAGAAGAAGATTGGTAAACTTACTTATACAGATGAGATGGGTAACGAACAGTCCACTCTAGTAGATGAAAATTACAAGTCAGGTGACATACCTACACAAATAGCATTAGAGTGGGGTTGGATTAATGAGTGGTATCAAGGAACTAAGATTGGTCCAGATATCTATCATGTAAAACCTTACAAACTTTTAAACTATTGTCCGATCATAGGTACTACGTATGAAGTAAAGAACACAGAGGCACGATCTCTAGTAGACCTAATGAAACCCTTCCAAGTTATTTATAACGTCTGTATGAACCAGTTATACAAGCTTCTGGAAAAAGAAGTTGGTAAGGTTCAATTAATGTCACTTAGACACATACCAGTTCCCAAAGATGGTGATGCACAAGATGCATTAGATATGTGGGAAATGGAAGCCAGGGAGCGTGGAGTTGTATTCATAGACGATAGTCCAGAGAATCTAAAAGCACCAAGTTCATTTAACCAATTTACATCCTTAGACCTTACACGTACACAAGAAATACAATCTCGTTACAACTTAGCTCAACAAATGAAAGTTGAATGTTGGGAACTTATAGGTATGTCTAGACAGCGTATGGGCTCTGTAGCTGCATCAGAAACAGCCACAGCTACAAACACAGCAATGCAACAGAGTTACTCTCAGACAGAGCCTCTATTCATTGCTCATGAATATGTGATGGGTCAACTATACCAAGGTATAATAGATGCATCTTTATATATAGAAAGTAGTAAACCACAATCTACCCTGTCATATATAACAAGCGAAGGAGAATCTGCATTTGTTCAAGTGAACGGATCAGATTTAACACTTCGTGATTTAAAAGTGTTCTTAACAAATAGACCAGAAGATACTCAAATGTTTAATGAACTTAGACAATTGGCTCAAGCTATTATTCAAAATGGTGGTACACTTTATGATGTTATAGAACTTTACAGTACTAAGTCTATGAGAGAAATGAAAAAGACTTTCAAGGATCTTAGAGATAGACAAGTTCAACAACAAGATCAACAGATGCAATTGCAACAACAGCAACAAGAACAAGCTGCAAAAATTGCACAAGGTCAAATGCAGCAAACTGAACAATTAGCTGCACAAAAACAAGCAAATGAAAATTATCAAAATGAACTAGACCGTATCAACAAAAAAGAAATTGCAATGATTAATGCAATGTCTAAAGAAGGTGGAGCAACTAGTGATCTTGATAATTCAGGCACACCAGATTCTTTAGAGATAGAAAAAATTGCATCTCAGCAATCTATTGCTAAAAGTAATTACAATAGCAAGATGGCAGATATAAATTCTAAGAATACTGTAGCTCAGCAAAAGCTACAGCTCGAAAGAGAAAAGATTAAATTAGCTCGTGACAATCAAGCTAATGATCTTGCAGTTGCTAAAATGAATGCTAAAGGAAGAAGTAAGTAAAACTAATTAATTAAATTAGGAGGAGTAAAAATATTAATGCTATATTATTTAAGAAAGTTGCAAGAATGTGCCAATAATATTTTGATAATAAATACTCTTCTTATACTTTTACAATAAGTAAACCAAATACGTAATAAAATATAACTACATATGTCTGATAATTTAGATAAAGTCGGTAATTTCAGTATTCAAGATACTGTCGAAACTGGTGCAGGAGATACCCAATTATTAAATGATTTATTTGCTCCAGAAACAGCTTCAGGTAACCCTGAGGATATTGAACCTATAGTGAATGAAGTTGAACCTCCAAAAGGAGAGGTTAACAATGATCCACCAAGAGGAAAAGATATCACACCACCAAGTGGTCCAGATGGTAAAACAGAAGAAGATAAACTTTCAGGAGAATCAATGATCGCTGACTTTTTAACAGAAAGTGAAGAGGACGTTGATGAAGATGATGATATTCAGGTAGATCCTCCAAACGATGCTTTAAAGAAAGCGAGTGAGGATTTAGATGATACAACTGATGATGAAGATGACGGTGGTAATAAATTCACAGCTTTATCAAATGACCTATTTAATTTAGGTGTATTTAATAAAGAAGAAGATGAAGAAGTTTCCATTAACACACCAGAAGAGTTTCTAGAAAGATTCAATGCTGAGAAGAAAAAAGGAGCATCTGAAATAGTTCAAAACTTCATTGGTCAATTTGGTGAAGATTACCAAAATGCATTTGATTCTATCTTTGTAAAAGGTGTAGATCCTAAACAATATTTCAATACATACAATCAAATTGTAAGTTTTACTGAAATGGATTTATCTAAAGAAAATAACCAGATGTCAGTGATGAAACAAGCACTTGCAGATCAGGGATTTGAACAAGAAGACATAGGTAAAGAAATTGAAAGATTACAAAATTACGGTGATTTAGAAGCCGTAGCTACTAGACATCATAAGGTGTTAGTAAAGAAAGAAGCTAAGAAGCTTCAACAAATAGAAAGTGAAGCTGAACAAATACAGCAGCGAAAAACTGAAATTAAGAATCAGTATACTGCAAACGTTCAGAATATTCTTTCAGACAAGTTAAAAGAAAAAGAATTTGATGGTATTCCAATCAATCCTAATTTAGCAAACGAACTACAAGACTTCCTATTAGTAGACAAATGGAAAACTCCTGCTGGAGAAAATCTTACTGATTTTGATCGTTCTATCTTAGATTTAAAAAGACCTGAGAATCATGAAATGAAAGTAAAAGTAGGACTCTTGCTTAAAATATTAGAAAAAGATCCCACCCTATCTACTATACAAAGAACAGGTGTGACTAAAAAGTCTAATCAACTGTTCGGAGAAGTAGCTAGACAAGTAACTAGAAGTAAGACAGCTTCTTCTAATAAAAAGACAAAACCTAATTCATGGTTTATATAAATAGTAATTAATAACAAAAAACGAATAACAAATGGCAATTCAAACTATCCCAGGTCTAACTGGTTTTACTTATGCACGAGTAGCGTCTATGGACAAGCGTGCTGTAGGTAAGCTTACAGATGCAAATCACTTAGAGTCTTTTCACTCTACTGAGCCTGCGGACTATGATAAAAAAATCATCAGTCTGTATACTCAATCTTCATTGTACAGCAATGATTTTCTAGACATGATTAACAAGAGTACTCCTTATTACATTGATAATAATAGTGACGCTTGGAAATGGAAAATCGCAGTACCTTACAAATTCCCAAAAATTATTGATATTCCTGATTCAACAGCAGCTATGGCTAAGCCTGGTATTGATGGACAAGAGTTTCAATTAATACTTGATACTAACGAGTTTTCTAAAAACGCTATTATCTCTGTAGGAACACGTCAGTACGGACCACGTTTCTACGTAATTAAAGATCCACAGCCTTGGAACGCTGGATTTATTTACACATTCACATTAATAAGTGATAACCCAACTGTAGACTTTGTAAGTTCTACTTTCCTAGCAGTAGGTATTGAACTAGAATTAGTTGATGCTGCAATTGGAGAATTCGATCAAGATTTATTAGGTCTTCCAAGATTAGGTGAAGAGATCACTATGTTTGAATCATTAGGTTCTGCATATGGATATGAGCACAAAATTACAGAATGGGCAGATGATAAAATGTTACGTGACACTTCTGGTAAGGCACTAGACATTTTAGTATATGCTCCACAAAGACGTAATCAGTTACCTTTAACTCGTAATGATGTTAAATGGGAGCCGTTTATTGAATTCTGGATGCGTAAGTCTATGATAGAATTAAAAGTTAAAAGAATGATCTGGGCTAAGCCTGGAACAGTTAAGACTAATGGTTCTAAACAAGAATTAAAAAGAACTTCTGCTGGTGTATACCACAGAATGAGAAATAACGGAAACTTAGTACAATACAACCGTGGAGAATTTTCAGCTAACTTGATTCGTTCAGTATTTGGAGATTTGTTCTACAGAAGAGTGGACGTTAAAGATAGAAGAGTTAAAATGTATACCAATGAAGCTGGATTCGATGTATTCCAACAAGCTTTAAAAGATGATGCACTTAACTCTGGATTAACTTTCACAGCAGATTCTGGAGACAGATATATGCAAGGGTCTGGACAAAACATTACTTATAACTTTGCATTTGATGCAATGGTTACTCGTGAGACTGGACGTGTAGAACTTGTTCACTTAAAAGAGTTAGATTTACCACAAACTAACTTAGAATTTGGACAAAACAAAAAGTCTACTCCTGTATTTATGGTGTTTGATGTATCTCCATCATCTGATGGATCAATGATCAACAATATCCGTGAGGTACGTATGCAAGGTGCTCCTTCTATGACTTGGGGTTATATTGATGGAACTCGTCATCACTTAGGATTTGCAAAATCTCAAGGAATGAGCTCTGCTAATAAATTCCCAGGATACGAAATCTGGATGAAGGATCGTTGCGATGTATTCATTGAAGACTTATCAAGAACTGTATTGATAGAAGAAATTCCACAGTTCTAGTAACAATATCCGAGAAGTGTCCCCTCACCCCACACTGTCCCTCCTCAGAGGGGGCAACTTTCTCACCTGAGTACTGGATTAAGTTCCTACCTGTTCAATCAGAGTACTCAACAAGTTAAAACCAATAAATTATTTAATTAAACTACATTATGGGTAAATTAGGAAAAGTTTCTACTATTAAGAAACAATATAATAGTTCGCAGTTACAAACTATGAATAGCAATCTTGCTCAGCAAGGTATGACAAGAATTCCTGGAACAGGAGTTTTTAAATATCCTTATAAAGAGTTAGATGGTAAATACAGAACAGGAATAGATCCTGACGCTGGTTACATTAAACGTATTCAAGATCCTACAGAAAGAGAGTTAGAAATTGAACGTGTAACAGAACTTAGAGATAAATTACAATCTGCATTAGGAGATGTTGATTTAGGACCAAGAGCAAAATTCTGGAACTATGGATTATCTACAGGAGTAAATGATTCACTTCATATACAACCTGTAAAACTTTTAGATGGTGATAATTTTTATGACTTAAGTCAACCTCTTCAAGAAATAGCTTTTTCATGGTTAAGAGTTCATCCAACGGTTGCCTCTTCATACCAAGCATGGGAAAGAGGAGAGTATCCAGCAGACACGCAGTTCTACATTGTAAATGATGACATTGAAAGTGCAATTGTTTATAAAAAGAAACAACTTATTAATAGAGCTATTATTAGTTTTGATAGTATGAGTATAGAGAAGAAAAGAAAAGTTGCAAGACTTCTTGGACTTCCTATTACAGATGATACAAAAGAAGAAGTTGTATATAATCAAGTTGATAGCATGTTGAAACAATCTGAGGTACAATCTGGAAGCTTTAAAGGTTTAAATCCTGTTGAAGTCTTTAATAGATTTGCTGACATGAAAGAAAATTTACTACATATTAAAGATTTAATTAAACAAGCAATACAACATTCTATCTACAGAGTTAAGCCAAGTGGAAAAGTTTACGAAGGTGAGTACGAAGTAGCAATGGATGAAGATGAACTATTAAAGTATCTAGTAGATGAAGATCATCAAGATGACTTAATAGTACTAGAAAAAAAGTTGAAAACAAAAAAACTAGCTTCTGTATAAGAGGCTAGTTTAAAAACTCTTTTATAAATGATACCAGTAGATAGTTTATTATACAAAATAGACCAAAAACTAAATAAACTATCAACTAACGAGCATCAACAAATTCAACTTGAAGATAAAATCTTAGCTTTGAATGAGGCTCAGATTAAGTTGATAAAACAAAAAGTTGATGGTTTTGCAATCCCTAGTAAATTAGGGTTTGATGCTTTTAAAAAAAGGTATGAAGATTTACAAAATTTAGTTATAGATTTTACAAATCAACCATTACCTCTAGTAGAAACTAATACCGAACTACATCAATGGGATGCTGATTTAACTATACTAAAACCTGAATACATGTTTTATGTTGATAGTTACGTATTAGCTAATAAAGGTAAATGCAAAGATCGTAAGATATGGATTAACAAAGACTTAAGTAAACATGGAGACTTATCTCTCTTACTTAACAATGATCACTACAAACCTAGTTTTGAGTATCAAGAAACATTAAATACTATATCATCTAACACTATAAGTGTTTACACTGATGGTACATTTACTCCCAAAGATATTTACATAATGTATATGAGATATCCTGTGTATATTAACAAAGCAGGTTATGTTATGATGGATGGTACATCATCCACTAATCAAAATTGTGAGCTTGCAGGATACTTAGAAGATGAACTTCTAGATCTAACAGTTCAAAATCTTGCAATGTATACAGAAAATAGTTCAGCTGTACAAAGTGCACAGTTTAGAATACAAACAAATGAATAATAATAATAATTAATATTAACCTTAAATCATAAAACAATGGCTGATTTTTCATTAACCACGTTATTCGTGGTGCCAGTAGGGCAAACTGCTGTCCCTAGCTCTGGTTCGACTCAAGATTTAACTGCAGGTACTGTAGGAATCTTTGATCAAAATTATGCAACTGTAACTGCCGCTGCTGGAGCAAATCCTGCTAGTGATGCAAAGTACATTTACATCGCTCAAGGTAGAGCAAACACTTATTTACAAGGATCTAAAAGATCTGACAAGATTAAAGGATGCCCAACAGCTGGTGCTTCTTGCAATTCAAATGTAACTGAATGGTACAAAGTATCAGGATGTGCTACTGCTGCTAATCAAATTACTGATGTAAGTAATTTCAAAGTACAGTGTGGTGAAATTGTAACGTTAACATTACGTGCACACTCTTCTTACATTGATACATTATACTTCAATGGATTTACACGTTCAGTAACTGTAAACGCTCCATGTTGTGAATGTGGTGGTGATGTATGTACTGACGTAGATGTAAATGCATTAATTAACTCAATTATTGTTAAGTTAGAGCAATCTGCTCCTGGCGATAATCCAGACAACGTATCTTTCAAAAGTTTCTTTACATTTGAAAACGTTGGTGGAACTAAACTTAGAATCGAAGGTAAGCCATTAACTAAATATGGACAACCTTGTGATGTTGCTGCATTCCCATTTGAATATGACAGAATGTATTTTGACACATTTATATATGATGGACCAGCTACAACTGCTGACTTTATTGTTGCAGATGCTTGTAATATTGTTGCTACTTCTGCTGTAGTCCAAAAAGCATCTTATGCTTCTGGAGGATCTGAAGAATTCAAGCAATTAGAAAAGAACTTCTACAGCTACCAAGCTGGATATTTAAAATCCCTATATAGAATGGGTGGATACAATGAGAACTTTGAGTCTTATGTAACTGCTGGAACTATCTATGATAGCTACTATATCCGATTCAATCAATTAGATAAGTCTGCTTATCAGTGGGGTGACTATATTCACCAAGATAGCACTGTAATTATTGCTGTACCTAACGCTGACACAAGTGGAATTGCTGCTCTTATTGAGCCAATCCTAGAAGATGCTTTAGGAGCTGTTTCTGATGACAACACCTGTATCACTACTACTACCACTGCTGCATAGTTAGCACAAGCGGTAGGGAGAGAACACTAAAAATAAACCTATGCCAGAGGTGAGAGGAATACTCATACCCTCTGGCATTTTTTTTAAAAAAATAATATGGCAGCCAATTTACAATTAGACATTATAGTACCTCCTAGCTATAGTACTCTGTTACTTGCTGTTACAGATGCGTCTGTCTACCCAGACAGTCCACCAATTGTATCAGCTCCAACAATTGAAATAGAAATACCAAATTTTGGTAAAAAAATATTACCTTTTGTACCATTACAAACTAATATTTTTGGATCAGACACTTTAGGAATAACTGAAGCTGGCTGCAAACAATCCTTACCTGATGGTATTTACAAAATAAAATATTCAATAGCTCCAGCATATTTAAATTATGTTGAGAAGACTATTATGCGTATTGATAAACTACAGGAAAAGTTTGACAATGCATTTTTAAAGCTTGATATGATGGAGTGCGATAGTGCTCTTAGAACTCAATCTAGTGTAAATTTAAACACAATTAACTTTTTTATTCAAGGAGCAATTGCTTCAGCAAATAATTGTTCTGAACAAGACGCTCTTAAGCTATATACAAAAGCAAGCAACATGCTTAATCAATTTTTAAAAACCAATTGTGGTTGTTCTGGTAACGGTAACAATTATATTATAAACTTTAGATAAAATGGCTCAGTGCGCAAATTGTGGTGCAAAAGTGGGATGTGGATGTCAGTTAACAAACGGTCTATGTGCTCATTGCAACGGTAATTCTAATAAAAATTATGCTAACACCAAGATTAACAAACTGTCAGGACTGTCACAAGATTCCTGATTTACTTAAGAAGATAGATTGTAAACTGGCAGAGCTTGCTAACGGTGCATACAACGATGTTGTATTCATGTTAGGTAACTGTATACCTGCTGCTACAATCGTTCAACTGTTAGCGTATAAACGTATACTAACATTCAAATACTGCAACCCCCATTACGGAGGGTCTTTTTCAGTTAATGACATTGCTGGTAAAGTAATTCGTTTAACGTCAGGCTGTGTTAGTAGATGTAATGAACCTGTAGTATGTCAAATTACTACATGTCCTATACCTATAGTACCAAATCCAACAACTACAACAACTACTACTTCTGCAATAATTTGTGAATTTAGTGGAGATATAATATGCATTATACCAACAACTACTACAACAACTACAACAATTTTACCAGATTGTAGAGTTGAAGGATGTTTCCAAGTTAGAGAAGTTCCACCACCACCTCAGTGTGAAGAACCTTTTAATACAAATAATCCAGAAGGTTTCCCTAATGGCATAACAGGAAACGGAACAAAAACATTAACTAATGGTGTAGTATTAACTACAACATATACAGGACCACCAATTTCTCCTACTTTGTTAACAGATCCTGGAACAGAGGAAGTGTGTGATGGAGCATTAGTTAATACATATAATAATACTGACAAGACTCAATTTCCTTTATTGGTAGGAGGACAACTAACTTTAGAGTTTGATCCACCTGTAGTCTCTATAGCGCTTATTAGTGCTGGATATGGATATAGTAGTTTACTAGGTGATGTAGAAACTGTAACTGTAGAATGTTTAGATCCTATTATAGGCCAGACATTACTTAGCTGTACTCCAAATGAGGTTGCGGCTACATATGAAACAACACAAGTTAATCAAAATCAAGTTGACTTAACAGGTGTACAATTTATCCCAAGTCTACAAAGTGGAATTACTGTTATTTCACCAGAAGCAGGAGGTATATCTAGATTAGTATTAACTAACAATAGTGATCTTCCACTAGCTGGTGTAGCATTTGATTTATATGCATGTGGTGGTGTTGCACAAACAACAACTACAACAACTACAGTTGTCCCAGAAGATACCGCATGTACAGATGGGTTGGATGTAGCATTTATAGTTGATTATACTCAATCAATGGGTGACATAATTGATAATGTAAAATTAGGAATAGGGGGTATTGTAAATGCTATTTATACTCAGTCAGGTGCTGGTGGATATAGATTAGCTTTAATCAGTGCTGACGAAAACTCAAATGCCTTTCCTAATTATTTAAATTGTTCAGATTACATAAATTTACCTAATGTACAAAAAATTATAAATGGTCCTAATCCAAGTATGGACCCAGCTAATACTGGAGGTTTAGATATCTATCAATTTATTACTGCTTGGGAATTATTCGGTGACAATAATCAAGCAACATTTAATCAACAACTTCAAAAATTAAATGGTGGTGTAGATGGTACATGTATTCAAATGGGTGCAGGTCTGTATGCTTCTGAACCTACTGACTATGCAGCTAAATTAGTTACAGAATCAAATTTTGCAGGAGCATTTAGAGCAAATGTTGCAAAACATATTGTTATATTAACTGATCAACTTCCAGGAAGCACTAGAGATTATTTTGACGCAGTTACTTGGCAAGGCATACAAGATATGATTACATATGCTCAGGCAAATGGAATTAAATATTTTGTTTTAGGTGAGGGTGTAGATAAAGTAGGAGGAGGTCAAGGTTCTTCACCTGTTGTAGATGGTATATATCCATGGAGAGAATTAGCAGAACAAACTGGTGGAGGCTGGAGCAATGATGCAAGTTCAGAAGAAATACAACAGCAAATAATAGCTGGATGTAACGAAACCACAACCACAACAACTACAACTCCACCTGAAACCTGGAACCCAAATACATATTTTGTATTTACTACAGATGCAAGTGCATCATTTTACCTGGAAGCACAAAGAATTGCAGAGATATCTAGTTGTCCTGTTGTTGTAAGCAAGTTTAACGCATATCAGGAGGGGTCAGACACACAATTTGCACTAACTTCAGGAACATCAGAATCTGATTTATTATATATTGATGATCCAAGCGGTGAGGCTCCTAGTAGTAAATTCTTTTTAAAAGTAGGAATGGAAGTGACTGGTTCAGGAGTTCCTTCAGGTACAACAATAACTAGTTTTGACGGAAACTTAGTACAAGTTAATAACTCTATGACAACAAGTGCTGGTGATATATTAACATTTACACTTAGCTCTTCAGCAAAAACTACAGACTATAATACTGAGGGTAATCTTAGAAACCTTTTACAGGATTATTATGCAACAGGATTAACTGAAGGTGAGGGTAATATAGATCCTGCAACAAATGGATCAGATGAATTTGAATCTCACTTACTCTATTCAGTAGATCTAACTGAACGTCAAATAAAATATTTAGTTAATGCAGGTGGTAATAATGCACTACCTATAGACACATCTCCTGGAGGAAAATTTGAGGGAGCAGATAATATTATATTTCAGTCTTTTGGAGATTCTAGTACAGCTTATACTGGACCTGAACCGTTCAGTGATTGGGATAATAGACAAACTCAGACAGATCCAACCATTACAGATGATGTAAGTTTTGTAAAAACTACTATATCTAATTTAGAAACAGCTGCAGGAAATACTACAATATATAGAGGTATATTCTATACAATGTCTGGTGGTGGTAATAAAAGGGAGTATGAAGAACTATCTACTGGATTAGAAAGTGGAGCAAATGCACAAAATGAAATGTATGGGTACACAAATGAACAACTCTTGGTAGCAGAGTCAAATGGTGAACCAACAAGAATCACTTATGTTAGAAATGTTCCAAGTTATCCACAACCAAGTCAATGGTTTGAAAATATAAAGAATGGATTAAACCAACTAGGTTATAACTTATAAAGTAAGTAAAGAAAATGATAATATTTATAACATTAAGTTTCGCAGGTGCAGAGTCAGGTCCTTTTGATCTGTACTCTGATGTTGATGGTTTTACTGCACCATTTGCACAAAATATAAGCAAGGCTGATCTTTTAGGAGGTTATGAAGTAGAAGCTCCTGATGGAACAACAACTGTTAGATTATTAGATTTAGGTGCAGAATGTACACCTTTTACAACAGATATATACAACTGTTCTACACCAAATTGTGATTTCTCTGGGGAGATTCTTTGTCCTTATGAGAATTGTGACTTTAGTGGAACAATTATTTGCCCTGCTGCAGATTGTAATTTTACAGGAGAGATTCTTTGTCCTGTAACTACTACTACTAGTACAAGTACAAGTACAACAACTACGACAATTGCACCAACCACTACAACAACAACTACTGCTTACCCACTATTCTCTCCATGTACTTGGTCAACTTATGGTGGTAATCCAGGAGAAATTGCTGTATACGACTTTAACACTAATTCATCAACTGCTGTGCTAGTACCTAATGACTTTACTCAAACTGTAGGAATAAACAGACCAATATGTTCTACAGAAGATAAATTATGGTTAGCTAGCATTGTGCAAGAAAATGACACAAAGAACGATAATGATGATATAGTTTACATTAGAGAATGGGACATAAATACATCTGGTGCTACACCAACTCTATCTTACGTTAGAGAAATGACAATTATGAGTGGAGGTCTCTTTTCTGGAAGTGAAAGTAGCATATCTACAATAGCTGTAACTTCTGATAATCAAACAATAATTGTAGGATTTGGTGAAAGAGGTTCTAACTTTAGTGCTTACTCTTGGGATATATCTCAAGCTGGTAACATTACATTAAATCAGAGTAATAGTTTAGACCAAGGATCTTTAAATGTTTTTGGAAATACTCCAGGTGCAGAAAAAGAACTTACAGGAATGTTTATTACTAATGATGATAACGTTATTGTTTCTTGTAGGGTTTATTCAGATTCCCTATATAGAAGTAATCGCATTAAGCAACTTAGCGGTCTCACACTTAGTAACTGGCCAATAGAGCAGCAAAATGTACCTTTAATTAATTTACAAGACGCAGGTGTTCCTGACTTTACTAACAGTTGGACTTACCAAAGTAAAGCTATGCCTATTTGGGGTGTAGATGGATTACTACAAGTAATTCAACCAGAAACTCTTGAGGTTTATAACATAGCTCAAACATCACCATATTCTGCAACACTTGTAGATACAGTTGCTGATGATACAGTTTGGATACACACATCAACTGGTTGTGCAAATGTTGACATTAAATATGAAGATTGTGAAGGAGCTGCATGGATACCTGCGCTAACTGAAATTGTTGGTGGTGAGGTTGTATATACAGGACCTGCTACATTTACATATGCAGGAATGCAAGTTATAGCTAGCGCTCAAGGAAACCTTCAATCTCTAGGCTCAGGAACTGCTGCTGGTGGTGTAGCTCAAAATGGCTGTAGTGGAATATCAAATCCCGGTCCTGTACCAAACGTAATATCTAGAGTTCAAGGTAATGATTTTAGTATCACTTTAACATTCCCACAACCTGTTAACAATATTCCTATTAGAGCTGGTGTACTTAATACTCAACCTGACTTTAGTTATGGAGATGTTTATGAGTTTAATACAAATACAGGGATACCTACTATATCTATAAGCACTGGTTGTAATGTTCAGGTGCAAGGAAATAAAATAGGTGGAGGTGTACCAGACTATACTACAGAAGGTGATGGAGAATTTATTATATCTTCTGATGAAAACTATACAGTTCTAACTATGTCTGGAGATGCTCCAACAGGAGGACCATTATTACTAGGTTGTTTAGAAGTTGAAAAAAACTGTACATGGGCATTCCCTGCTAGAGGATCAGCTGGAACTGATACAGTATTTATATATAACCCAATAAATAATACATACTTACCACAATCCCTTCCAAATGGGTTTGGGGGGTTATTCGATTATAAGAGAAGTAATTTTAGCTCAGAGAACACTTTGTTTTATACGTCTATAGACACTGCAACTGATATTATTACTATAAAAAGATACGATATATCACAAGGTTTAACGTATATTGATGAGGTAGTAACACCTACTGCTCCTGCTGGTGAAGCTTGGCTTGGAACAAATCTTTTTGCGATAGATGATAACACTATTTTACTAAATTCGTATAATCCGTCAAACGTTAATTACAGTGGTAAAATATATAAACTAGTTATAAATACAGATGGTACAACTACAATAACGTTCTTGTTTCCTTTGAATCATAAAAAAAGTTACTGGACAGGTCCAATGTTTTCAAATAATAAAATAATATATACATATCAAGATATAGAAGTTTTTAGTGATCAGTATAGATTAGCTCAAATAGAATATCCTAGTGGAGCTACAGAGTTGGAAATAGATACATCATCTTTACAAGTAATTGGTACATCTCCAGATGGATACTTAATAAACAACTCTTATAATACATCATTTGTTTTTGAAGATAAAATGTATTTACTTGTAAGTGGTATTAAGTTATATGAAATAGATACAACTTTTCCTTATAATGCTACGGTAATAAATGCAAATACAGCATTTTATGGTGAAGGAGTATTTAATAATTCATATCTTAGAGCTTTTTCTAATTCAGGTGAATGTAGTTCAAACTTATCTTTCATTCCAACAAATGAAACTACAACAACTACTACTAGTGTAACAACATTACCTCCAGGTTCTCCAAATACAATATGGATAAAGTTTGACCCTATAACACCATCGTAAATAAATTATGAAAGTAACACAAAAAATAAAAGATAAATTAAGAGAGGTTCGTAGATCAAATCTAGGACTCACTTCTGTGTGGTATGGATATAAAGTATCTAATGGAGTCAATACAGGAGAACTAGGTATTATATGTGGTGTTAAAAAGAAAAAACCTTTATCAGAACTATCAGCTGAAGAAATGATACCAATTGAAGTAAAAGTTGGAAGTCAGACCATTAAAACGGATGTTATAGAAATTACTCAACCAGAGGTACTTACTTGCAACGATGGCTGTGGTGAAAATACAGGATTAGCATCAGTACCTAATAGATCATATACAAGACCTATTAAAGGTGGTTTATCTATAAGTAGTAATAACACTAACACAAGTGTAGGTACATTTGGTTTAGTTGTAAAAGATATTGCTACAGGAGCAATATTAGGACTTAGTAATAATCATGTTACAATTGCAGATGCATTTTATACAGACTCTAGAAATTTATCTGGAGTGGTACAAAATGATTATGATCCAACAAATAACATATACCAAGGAACCGAAGGAACTGTTCCTGGAGGTAATTGGGCAGAATATTTTACCTCAGCAAATATAATTGGAAGAGGTGTGAGATATGTTCCTGTACATCCAAAAACTTCAGGAATAACAAATAACGTAGATGCTGCATTATTTTCATTAACCGAAAATGTTATAGATCTTAATGAAAGTTTTAAACAAGTAGGATTAGATTCAGTTATAACAAGTAATCTCCCTTTTGCTACAACTTCGGAAATAGACAATGCTCTTGCAAGTAATCCAGAATTATATAGTTCAGGAAGAACAACAGGTCCTAAAGGTGGAACTAATTGTCCTATGAGAATCTTTACAACAACAGGAGAATTTAATATTTCTTACAAAAGACAAGGAGTATCAACTCTTATTGAAATGGAAGATATTATAGGATATTTCAAACCTACTTTAGAAAATCCTACATCACAGTCTCCGGCTGAAGGTTTTTGTTGTAATCCAGTAAGAGGTGGAGATTCAGGATCAGGTTTAATTGCTAATATAGGAGGAACTATAAAGGTGATTGGATTAGTTTTTGCTGGAGGTAATTCTGGATGTGATGGTGGAGCTAATTCATACCAAGTGGGCTGGGCTTGCAGAATAGATGAAGTAGCTAGTCAATTAGGAATTACCAACCTTAGTGCCAGTGATTTACTAACTATTGTGAATGAAAGTTCAATAGAATACGTAACAGAAATTGGAGGAAGTGATCAAATAAATAAAGAATGTGGAGGAGCAACTTACTGGCAAGTTGGTCTAACAGACACATTAGATAACCCTTGTTAAAATATAAATACCATGTCAAATAATTGTTCAAATTGCTATAACGGATGTACTGAAATAACATCAGACAAATGCGTTAAATATACAGGACTAGATGTTCCTGTCCTAGGAATACAGAATGGAGACTCTCTATCATATGTAGAGCAGTCAATAATAGGTTTTCTAACTTCAACTCTTGATGGAACAGGAATATTTCCTGTAGTTCCACCAACGGACATATGTCCAAGTCTACAAGCAGAACTAGATGATTGTAATCCCCTTTCATTAAATAACTACTTAACAGGAATAGTAAAGTTTTTATGTAGCCTCGAACAGCAAATTACTAATAGTGAACCAGAAGGTGGTGGTGGATCTGGTGTAACATATAATCTAAGTTGCATCACTAGTGGTATTACACCAGTTGATCCAACATCAACAGAAGCAGTTTTACAAGCTGTTATAGATAAAGTTTGTTTACTAGCGGAAGATCTAACAAATTTTATTACCTTTGTAGATAATACGTATGTTAAAATATCAGAGATTAATACGTATATTCAAAACTATATACAAAATGATCCAAGTCAACAGCTTATTGCTAACAGGATGGTTCCTTATTCAATTGTAGCTGGCTATGGTGGCTCAGCATTTCTTAATAATTTTGATGCTAGTGGAGCAGGTATAGGAGATTGGGTTAGAATATTTTTATGTAATGGTGGCAATGGAACTCCTGATTTAAGAGGTAGGGTGTTAGTTGGAACTAATGACGGAAGTATGTTAGGTCCAGCAATGTCACCAGTAGTTCAACCATCATCAACTAATCCAACTTACTCAATAGGAAGTCCTAATGGCTTAAATGCTGTTGCGTTAGTTACTGGAGAACTTCCAGCTCACACTCACAGTGTTACTGATCCTGGTCACGATCACACATTCCCAGCAAGAAATGGTACAGTGGTTGGAGATTATATACAACAAGCAGGTGGAGGTACTCCTAGTGATGATACATATCAAATTCAAACCACTGCTTCACCTAACAATATTACATCATCTTCTGCAACAAGTATTAGTGTTAATTCAACTGGTGGAGGACAGGCTCATATGAATTATCAACCTGGACTTGGAGTATATTATATAATTTACATACCTTAAAATAAAACAATATGGCATACTTACCTGTAAACCCTTGCTGCACTGATGTAGTTCTAAATAGTTCTTGTGGATGTACTTCGACTTGCAACTGCTCCTCAAACTCTTGTGGAACAAAAGGTCCTTTATCAAGCACAGTTGTGTATGATGGACCTACAACTCCATGTACAAATATAGAGGCATGTGACACATTAAATGTTGCACTGTCTAAAATTGATCAACTTCTTTGTTCGTTACAAGTTCAACAAGTTAAAAATACTCAAGAAATTGCTGCAATGAAAGCACAAATAATTGATATAAACAATCAAATAACAACCATTAATAATAACTGCTGTTCATAATTATGACTGTACTTTTAACATTAACTATCGCAGGTGCTGATTCTACAGTGTTTGATTTATATTCAAACATTGATGGATTTAGCACTGCTTTTGAAACAAGTGTACCTAAAGCTAGCTTATTAGCTGGCTATAGTTCTACATTAGTTCCAGACTACACTAGCACTGTAAGAGTGCAAAGTACAGGTAAATGTGTTAATTATATAGATATAGTGTTAGAAAGCACAACAACAACAACAACTTTAATTCCTTAAGACATGTTAATACAAATAACCTTAACCATTCCCCCTGGAGGCGCTGCTGGACCATTTGATTTATTTTCAAATGCAGATGGATTCGCATCTCCATTTGAAACACAAGTTTCAGCTGCTGATTTAGTAGCTGGATATACAGTTACACTTCCTATGGGAGCAACCATTATACGAGTTTGCTCTACTGGTACATGTGAGAATTGTATTGACTTGCCAACTAATTGTCCAACAACTACTAGTACGACAACTGTTGCACCTACCACAACAACAACAACAACGGTAGCTCCAACAACAACTACTACAACAACTGTAGCACCCACGACAACTACAACAACTACTGTAGCACCTACGACAACAACTACAACAACTGTTGCTCCTACTACCACTACTACAACTACAGTGGCACCAACTACAACAACCACTACAACAGAAAATCTTCATAAGTTAACATGGGATCTTTTGACAACCACACCACTAGCAATAGATACTGTCAGTATAGAAATACTTGCAAATAGTGTAGTAGTAGCTACAGGTTCAATTACTGGTGCAGCTAACCCTCTTGGAGGCGATGTTCTAATTCAAAATGGAGCTAATGTAGTAATAAATGTAACAAATAGCAAAGCAGGAACTAATGCATTTATAAATAAAGCAACTTTAGACAGTGTTGTTGTATTGAATGATGCACAAACTGCAAGTGGTTCACTTGTTTCTAGCTTTAATTTTACTAAAACAATTGGTACACAGTATGTTGATGTAATAGGAGACATTAATGCACCTACAACAACAACTACAACCACCGTTGCACCAACAACCACAACAACAACTGTAGCACCGACAACCACTACTACTACAGCAGCACCTACTACCACTACTACTACAACCAGTGCTGTAGCAAATTGTGATTTAGGTACTATAACAGCAACTGGGCCTGCACAAAGTACTACTACTACTACTACAGTGGGTGGGTTGTATCAGGGGTTGATGAGTATGAGCCCACAATCTAGTTCTATAGCTGCATGTAGCCAAAGTACAATTCTTGATGTTTGGGTAACTAATGTTAATAGCTCTGGTTCACCAACTCTTAGCTCTTTAATTTACACAAATATTTCAGGCACTACTCTTTTCCAAGGAAATGGAGGATACCACATTTTTAGCAGTACCCCACAACCAGGAGTTGAATATGTGTATACAGTTTCAGCTGGTGGTCAAGTTGGTGGACCAATAAGTCTTTGTTAATCTATAAATCTTAAAAAAATAATAATATGGCATTTCAAGCAAACATAAAAATAACAGGACTAGTTGGAGCTGGATCAGGACCTTGTGATATATATCAAAGCAGTGATTTCTTCTCAACCCCTATAGCCACTGGTGTATCAATAACATCCCTACAGGCACCAGCTGGGGTTGACGTTGCGTGTAATCCAGGTACAACAATACTCAGAATTCAGAACACTGGAACGTGTACAAACTTTGAGAATGTATCAATCATGTTTTCATAATTTGATATGACAGGCTTAATAAAAATAAATACAATAGGTACAGACCTTCACTTGTTTAACATCTACTCAGACATAAATAACTTCACAGCTCCATTTGCAACAAATGTAACGAGAGATGAATTATTAGGAAAGGACGGATATGTAACAGATCAAGTACCTAATCTGTCAACAATTATTAGGGTTATGGCAATCGATAAAGGTATATATTTAGATATTGATATTAATATATAAAAAGTCTTGTTTTGTTGGTTTTACAAGGCTTCTCCTAGGGTTATTAGTAGCTCTAGGAGTTTTTATTTATAACTAATCTGATTATAAATAATAACCTGGTTTAGTAAATTTATTTGTGATATCCAAAATAAATTTTATATATTTACCACATTTAACTAAAACCACATACTATGTCGTACTCTGAAGATTTACTCGTCCAGTTAAAATCAATGTTAGCTTGGAAGAAGAGTAAAAAGTTTTACGCTGAGAAGTTGCAAATTACAGAAGATGAAGTGAATGATTTGCTAAAAGATATTAAAAAGGAAAGTAAAGATCCTTTAGAAGAATTTACAAAAGAGTCAAGTAAGTTTGAAGAATTAGAATTTGTAAAGAAGGTAAACAAAGAAAAGGGTACAATAGAAAGTACTGTTACTTTAGACTTTGAACCAAAAAGCGAAATAGATTTAGCTGCATTACATAAGATAGATCTATCTAAATATATAATTACTAACTACTGGTCTAAACTACTCCCTAGTGGAAAGTTTACATCTTCGGTATTTTCTAAAAGAAAACAACCTAAAGATTATACACCAGAAGACTTTAAACAGTTTTTAGAAAACTATAAGTCAAACTACATTCCAACCCCTGCACCAGAAAGAAATGATCACAAAGATCTTGTAGATATTGAGTTATCTCTTTCAGATTTTCATTTAGCAAAGCGATATGTAGATGGGGATAATGATCCTGGAACTAGAGCTCTTAGGTTTATTAACGTAGCTCAAAAACTAATAGACAAAGTTAAATCAGTATATGATATAAATAGAGTGGTATTTCCTATATCAAATGATTTCTTTCATACAGATAATTATCAAAATCAAACAACAAATGGAACACCTCAAGATGTCATATTAGATTATGCTACTGAGTATGAATTAGGATTTTCCATTCTTGTAGACACCATTAAGATGTTAAAGTCAAACTCTTTGGATGTTCAAGTCATATTGGTTCAAGGTAATCATGATAGAACTAAATCATTTTATTTAGCACATGCGCTAGATGTATACTTTCAAGATGAGCCAGATGTATTTTTTGATAGAGAAGAAGGCTTAGTAAAAGCAACTGTAATAGGTAATACGTTCATTGGTTTCCATCATGGTAATTGTAAAATAGAGGCACTGCCTTTGTTATTTGCAACACACCCAAAGTATAGTAAATGGTTTGGAGATTCTACATATAGAGAAGTTCACACTGGTGATAAACATCACTATATGGCTAAAGAAATAAAGGGGGTTAGAATACAACAAATGCCTAGTTTATCTGGTACAGATAGATGGCATAAAGATAACAACTTTGTACACAGTGTACGAGCTGCCCTAGCTTTAGTCTATGACTTTAAAGTAGGCAAGGTGGCTGAATTTGAAGAAAGAATATAATTATGGCAACATTAAGAAAATTAGTTTCAGATGTGCGTTCTACGCATAAGATATTATCAACTGACGCATTGATTACTGACAGGGCTATTGCTTCTGAAGTTAAAAATAATGCATTAGTATTAATTAAAAGAGAAACTAATTTAAGAAGATTATGGGCTAGTGATACATTATTCACCACCATTCCTTGTTTAGAGATGGTAGAAGTTCCTATTTCAGAATGTTGTGAGTATGCTGACCCTTGCACTGTAGCAAGAACTAAATTTAAGTTACCAAGAATATCAGAAGGTAATTATCAATATGTAATTCAAGGTGTGTATTCCATAAATGCTATGGGAGGCAAAGGTAAAAAGTTAAAAGAAATAACAGTAAATAGATATCTAAATACATTAAAGCTTAGACTAATTAAAAAGGAAAGCTACTTTTGGATATCTAATGGATACTTATATGTAAGTAATCCTTTATTAAAATCAATAAGGTTGGTAGCGTTGTTTGAAGAAGATGTACCTAATGAGATAATGTATCCAGATTGTGAATGTGGTACAGATTATTCTTTAGAGGATTTATGTAAAAATCCACTAGATAAAGAATATGCTATACCTGGGTACTTAGAACAACAAGCCCTTGCAATGACCTCTACAAAACTATTATCTACTTATTTCCAAATCAAAACAGATATGAGTAATGAAGGTATAGACGGACAAGCATCTAACGCACAGCCTACAAACTAATAACAAATGGCTAGAGTCTCTGTTGATTGGAGAAGTGCAAGTAAAGATAACTACAATAATTTCTGTAAGAAACACCCCTTGGTGAATTTATCTTTTGATGAATGGAGAAATATAGTGTATCAATATAACGATGCGTTTAAACACTACATATTAGAGACAGGTGAAAAGGTAAAGATTGTTGGAAGTATTGGAGACTTCTCTATAAATAAAAAGAAGAGAAGAAGAGTAAAAGATAAAGACGGTAAAGAGTTTATTAACCTTCCTATAGATTGGCAAAAGACTAAAGAAAAAGGAAAGGTTATATACAACTTTAACTATCACACAGAAGGATACTTTTTTGGATGGATGTGGTTTAAAGATAGTGCTAGGTTTAGAAATTCTGAATTATGGTATTTTAAACCTTCTAGACTTACATCAAGACTATTGTCACATTACATAAAAACTGACAATAAATACCAACACATATATAATGAATGGAAAAAATAAGCTATGTCATACTATTATAAATACAATTTTATTTCACCAGAGCCTATCTATGCTACTGTAAAAGAAGAACTTAAAAGTTACTTTGACACAGGAGCTGTAGATGATTTACTCTTTCCTACTTACTTAGACAAATGTTTAAAGAAGTTAGGTAGAACCACTTATGTCATTAGCGAAGAAGTTTTATTTGTTGAGGACTTTCAAGCAAGGTTACCAGATAACTTTCATGCTGTTAGAGAAGCTTGGATGTGTGCTGAGGTGCCTGGTAATCCTTATCCTTCTGCTACATCATTTTATTCACAAGCAGCAAATGCAACAACTATTCAAATCTCACCATTAACTATAGGGGGTACACCTTGTAATAACTCTGAGTGTCAACATCCAAGTTGTGATGGTACATGTATGCCTACATTAGTTCAAGCTGTATATAAAACAAACAATGAAATAGCTAGATCTTATAGATATGATTATCTACTTAAACCAGGTAATATATCTACTAGAAAACAATGTGATGTTTCTTATAGAAATGATTGGAATAATTTTGCCCCACCAGTTCGTCAGTTCACTCCTGGATCTTCTACTTATGATTCTTTTGATATTAGAGATAATAAATTTGTAACAAACTTTAGAAACGCTGTAATACATTTACTTTTTTATTCTACAGAATATGATGATACAGGAAATCAATTAGTTCCTGATAACTATCGTGTGGTTGAATACATTGAAGCATTTCTTAAGTTTAAAGTATTTGAAACATTAACTAATCAAACAAATGATGAGACGTTTAATCAACTGCAACAAAAGTTAGCTTATTATAAACAAGAATATAATGAGAAATACATTGAAGCAGAAACTGAAGTTAAGAAACAAACACCTTGGGAAAAGCAAAGAAGAATTAAAAAAGATCTTAATAGATTTAATATGTATGAGCTTCCAACTCGTACAAATAGATACGGCAGTAGAAGAAGACGTAATAACTAACAATTATGGCTAAACAGCAATCAAAAAAAGATTCTGAAAGTAACAAGAAGCTTGGTAATATTCGCTTAAACCCAGCAGCAGCACGAGCAGGATTAAACTTAGATAGTTCAATTTCTCAAGTTGGTCCTGGAAGATTAACATATGCGTTAAATGCTGCAGTTGAAAACTTTGACTCTAGTTCTGTTAATTATCAGAATGAGCCAGGTAATGAGTTATGTCTTGATTTTCCTACAGGTTATAAACTTATAGGTTCTCATTTTATTCCTGAGAAACGTAAGAATATATTCTTTTTAGTTAATCCATCTACAGGAGGTAGTGAGATTGGATTTATGGACAATAACAATTGTCAATACCAATCCCTTGTAAATGCTCCTTGTTTAAACTTTAATATAAAAAATCCTATTCCTAAGATTGTACACAGGATAACAAATTGTACAACAGAACTTTATTGGACAGATGGGATTAACCCTAGAAGGTATTTAGATATAGAAAACATACCTTATAAAATTGAACTTGTTTCAGATAGTCTTTGCGATGCTGTAGAGACTGAAGTTTTAGACTGTAATCAACTTAAGATTCAGCCTAACTTTAGAATACCTCAACTAATGATAACTCAAGTTAGAAACATAGGTAATTTAACAGCAGGGACATATCAGTTTGCAGCACAGTATTCAGATGCAGTCGGTAATGAACTTACTTCATATTACTCTGTAACAAATCCACTTCCTATCTCTGACGAGTTTAAAACAACTGTAAACTTTGATTATCAAGTAGGTAAGTCTATTGTTGTAGGTGTATCTAATTTAGATTTATCAGGACAGTTTGAGTATTATAACTTAGCTGTAATAAAAACAATTAATAATATATCTTCTGTAGAGCTTGTAGGGACATATAGTATTGAAGAGTCTTCAAGAGAAATAACTTACACAGGTGGAGATGAAACAGCTATAAAACTTTCAATGATAGACATCTTTGAAAAGTTTCCATATTATGATATAGCTCAAGATGTTACAGCTGTACAAGATGTTCTTGTGTGGGATAACCTTACATCTATTGATAGAATTAATTATCAATCTATTGCAAGTCAAATAACTCTTAATTGGGAAACACATAGAATCCCTGCAGGTGAAAATTATGCAGATGAAATAAATGCTGTAGATTTACGTGGATACATGCGTGATGAAGTGTATGCTTTTGAAGTAGTATTCTTATTAAAGAACGGTAAACAGACAGATGGTTTTCATATTCCAGGAAGAGAAATAGGAGGTAGTGAAAACTTTCCAGATGTTCCTGATACTAACAATGATTTTATTGGAGAGCCTGATTACTTTACAGGAACAACAGGGTATAAACCTTATTGGAAAATTTACAATACAGGATCTGTTACAGGGATATCAGAAGGGCATTCCTCTGAGCCTAACTATAAAGGGCCTTGGGAATATGGTGAATTTTCATACTGGGAGTCAACAGAAGAATATCCTTGTGAAGAAGATGTGTGGGGAGACTTAGCTGGGCAACCAATTAGACATCATAAATTTCCAGATGTATTAATAAGTCCTATCATTGAAAATGGAGAGATTGTTTATGACAATAATAAAATTGTACCTGCAATGCAGGATGATGCAATATTTCCTATTGGAGTTAGAATAGACAATACCCAAATAAATTCCTTAATACAAACTTCTGACTTAACCCAAGATCAGAAAGATGATATTGTTTCTTATAAGATTGTAAGAGCTGATAGAGGAACTAATAAGTCTGTTATTGCAAAAGGTATACTTAGAAATGTAAATAAGTATACTAGAGATGAACAAGATTATTTCTACCCTAACTATCCATATAATGATTTAGGTACAGATCCATATGTGCTAGCTAACAATAATGCCTGGTCAGCTGACTCTGAAGCATGGTTAATATATCTACCTTCAGAAGAAAATGATCTGAGTTCACTTTCAAGCATTATTAATAATATTCAAGTTGAAGTAAATGGAACTTCAGGTGTATTTGAATACACTAGTGCTTTAAATGGTAAGGTGACACAAGCAGAAATACAATTAGATGAAGTTGTTGAAATTTGCTCATTGACAAGACCTGTTCCACTTTTAGGTAAGATGGTAATTGGTCCTGGTAATTATGATGTGTGGAGATGTTATACTGATAATCAACTTACTTCTTGTGGGCATGAAATAGAATGGAGAGATCCATTTACTGACTGGAATGATACACCTTATGTTTCTGAAGTTTACAGGACTCGAACCCTGAATGACGATGGTTTTCTTGGTATATACGGTAGTGAAAAGGTTACAGTAATTACTAAGGTAGGGGATGAACCATATCGTATAGATTGCCATCGAGTTTGGATTGGTTATTGGACAGATTGTTGTAGAGACAGAAAACAATTAATGGATCCGCAAGTGTTTGGTCCTGGAGAAGTAGAAGATCCTCCAGGGGTTAAAATAAGTTGGGATGACGAAGGGAATAGTCAGAGCAATAATAGTTGGAGAAATAGAAGAACAAGAAGTAGAAGATCCTCTTTAGGTTGTAAAGATGAAAAACCTCAACCTTCAATTGAAGAACAAGAAGAGATTTCATACAGACAAGTATTTAATTCACCAGAAACATCTTTTGGTCAACCATTCTTAGGGGGCGTGTTAAAACTTGAGAGTGTAATGTTTGGTGCAGGTAAAGCTCACTGGGTGCAAGTTAAAGATAATGCTAACTACAAGCTTCTTTCTAAAGAGGCCCAACAAGATGCGTTGGATAGTTCAAGAACTATGGCTGTACTAAGCAATCCAGCAAGTTTGGGTGTGATGTTTACAGCATATCAAGCATATTTAACTATCTATGTAAATGGTATTACAAGAAAGAATTATGCAATGTCATATAATTCTAGAGCTAACTATGATTATTCTTATAACATAGATAATAATACAGGTGGAGGAATTAAACAAAGAGATATAGATCTTACTAGATATTTAATACCTGGTGTTCAATCTCTTGGTACAGATGAAGATCCTATAAATAACTGGAATAGAGAAACATCTGTATTTATAAAAACTATAGAGAGTAGAGAGTATGATGAAAATACATTAGTTGATCCTATTCTTTTTCCAAGTAAAACTCCTAGTTTATTAAATGGAGCAGATTCAATCATTGAAGATAAATCTAGATATACAATTGGTTCAAAAGGTGCATGTGCTACTCCTGGACGAGAAGAAGATATTGAAGTAGTATCATATTACGCATCTATGAAGAATATTTTCCCTAATCAATATGGGCAGATGTATTCTTATACAACAGTTGATACAGGTTATCAACCCCTTATTGAAAAACAAGGAACTTCTACAATGTTTGGTGGAGATACGTTTATTTCTAGATTTGCGTTTAAAACAAAACTACCATTCTTTATAGATAACAGAGTGGGTGCTCCTGATGATAGTGATATATTCTATGACGAGATTGGCAATATCGGATATCCAAGATACTGGCATTCTTCAAGATCTATATTAGAGGATTATAATCTTACTTTTGCAGATCAAACAACACCAGTAAGAAATCTTATTTCATATAAAGCTCACAACTTTGATTGTCCTAATGATCCTTCCTCTGTTCCTGTAGGTGGAGGAGCATATAGAACATTTTATGATGGGTATATGTATTTATTTGCATACGGTATTCCAAACTTCTACTGTGAGAGTACATATAATACAGACTTACGTCAAGCATTTAATAATAAAGAAGGAGACTTTTGGCCTCACATAAGTTCTGGAATTCCTGACGATTGGGTACAAGAAACAAATGTTCCTATTGCTCAAGATAATACATATTATTACAATGTAACATTCTCTAAACAAAATAAAGAGAATGTATTTACACACCTTCCTCCTGATTGGGAAGATGATTTATGTTACACAGTGTATCCGTTTAGAGCAATTTACTCTGATGCAGCTGCAACAAGTGCTGACTCTAGAGTTAATAACTGGCTGGTTTATAGAGCGTTATCGCTTCATGACTTTCCACAGAACTATGGGAATCTTACATCTTTAGATGGTATTCAAAATAAAGCAATTCTTGCACGTTTTGAGAACAAGTCATTATTGTATAACAATCTACTAACGATTGATACTAGTAATCCACAAGCGGCATATATTGGTAACCCTAGACTTTTTGATAGTTCACCACCAATAGACTTTGCTGAAACAGACTTAGGATATGTAGGATCTCAAAATAAGTTTTTATTAAAGATACCTCAAGGACAAGTAACTGTTGATGCTAAGAGAGGACAAGTGTTCTTAGTACAAGGTGCTAAAGTATTAGATCTTACAGCATTTGGTTCTGGTGTTAATAGATTCATGGCTGATAATTTACCATTTGAAATATTACAACATTTTCCAAATGTGCCTACAGACAATCATTTCAATGGTATAGGTTTACATGGAGTGTATGATAGTAAATTTGAAAGAATAATTATTACTAAACTTGACTATACGCCTCTTAGTGATGATATTAAATATGATGAGGAGACAGGTGAGTTTTACATTGAAGGAACAGTGGCACCTCTTTTTAGACAAGCAGACCCAAATGCAAATTTAAAATCAACTTGTATTGCACATGTAAGTGATCAATTCAGTGGAACTTTAGAAGTGCAATATGTCCCTTGTGATGATGATGTAACATTAAATTTTACATTTGAATGCGGTTCCCCTATGTGTTCAGGAGTTGCAATACCTTGCAGTCAAGCTATAGTGTCTACTAATGTACGCTTATTTCCTGTAGCACCGTGTGGAGGAACTACTACTACCACTACGACTAATGCTACTACTACAACTAGTACTACTTTTCCTAGTAAGCCAACTACTACTACAACAACTACATTACAGATAACTACCACTACTACAACATTAGAAGAGGTACCTAGTGATCCACCAAGAACTATTATATATCTTGAGGACAAAGAGTACTTCTGTAATAGGTCTTGGACAATCTCGTTTGACTTCAATACAAGAAGTTGGATATCATTTCATTCTTATTTACCAAATTTTTATATTGGAGAAAATAATTTTTACTACTCTGGCATAAACGGATGCTGTACAAGCTTTGATGTTCCTAATTTAAAAGCTGTTGCTGGTAGACTTTTACCCCCTGAATTAATTACTACTACTACTACAACTGCAAGGGGTCCATTGTTTCCACCTCAAACTACAACAACCACTACATTAGATATTCAGCTAGATGGTGGAGCATTTATAAAAACTTTTTGTGATTTAGATGGTACAGGTGTAATAACAGTACCTCCTACGATAACTACTCCATGTTATACTCCATCAAAGAATGCAATAAATCCTGGTTTATTTTTAGAAGGATATCAAGTAGTAGGAGGAACTCCAACAATTACTACAAGTTCGCTAGAAGACGCTTGTGTAGGGATGAATTTAATATCTCCAAATATATTACCAATTACAATAAAAGTTTCTTATGAGAATTTTGTTATAGGTGAACCAGTATATGTTTGGAATTCTTTAGTTCCATATTGTGAAAGTCTTTCAGAAGGTTGGTACTCTAATCTTGAGTTAACCAATAGTGTATTTTATGTAGGTTCTAATTCCAAAATTCAAAAAATAGAAAATTGTGATTTTTGTTTAACTACTACTACTACTACACTTCCTCAACCAGCATTAGATGAATGTTGTGGATTTATTTCAGTAACTCCTGAAGGACTATACATAAGTACATCAGATGGAAATAACAATATTTATGATAGTACACAAGTCAATGGTTATATAGATGTTCCAGGATTTGTATATTCAGCAACAACAGGAGTTGCCTTTACATCAACTAAACTATGGACTATAGATACAGACATAAAGGAATGGGATATTACACTCTCTCCATTTACAGCAACGTTTAGTAGAGATATTACATACGGAGAAACTCCAAGCGTTGCAGGTAATATTGCACTAAGTGATACAGTATTGTTAGGTGTAGATTCTCTTATAGCTCCACAGAAGATTCTAGAAATAGATGTTACAGCAAATACAGCTGTAGTATATGCACCTTTTGAAATACAACCAAATAGAGTTATTGAAAGTAATTTATTATACACTACAAAAAATAAGTTAGTTTTAATATCTAAAGACGGACTAGACTATTACATTACACAATTTGATTACTCTACTGGTAATGTTGAATTAGATGTAAGCCTTGGACAACTTAGTGGTCGTGTTATGTTAATGGAATGTCAGTGTATAATTAAAGTTTTAATTGATAGCACATTATATATATTTGATCCAGTTAACGGACTTGTTAATATAACAAGTAGTGGGTTTCCATTACTTTCTCAGGAAGTTGTGAATTATAAAACACTGAGTCAATCATCAACATATATAAATTGTGGAATTGAAAATACAACTACAACAACTACTAGCACGTCTACTACAACTACCACTACTACACTGTCACCAAATTGTAATGAGTATGAAATTACTGGACCAGTAGCGATATACTATACAGATTGCTTTGGGCAACAACAAACAGTAAGTGTAGGTAGTGGACAAACAACAACAGTATGTGCAAGTGTAGGAATAATAGGGTCAACATTAATTGGACCATGCTCAACTAATCCTTAAATATGAATATAGTAATAAAATTAACAGCCTCTGGACCAAATTTAGGTCCCTTTGATATACTTTCTGAAACTAGAAAGGTGTTGAGAAGCGGTGTGTCTAGAATTGAATTATCAGATGGAATTACTGTTACTGTTACTGCAAAAGAAGATAACTTTATTATATTAAAATCTAATGGTAACTGTGCTATAGAAAAAGTTATACAAATAGAAGACATATCTACTAGTGATTATAACAATCTTAATTATAGTCAAATTGTTACAGGTTGCTTGTGGACACATTTAAAAAATCCACAAATATATAATTACTACTATGGAAAAATAGAACCATACATTATAGAGTATCCATTTTCATATAGCTATAATGATGAACTACTACAAAATGTAAAAGACTACAGTAAGGTATATAAATACTTACCGTCTGATGTTGGATCTTTTGACACTAATAGTAAAATACAAATAGATAATAAATGGTTTAACAAAGCTGTATTATATAACGGTCAACAATCTACAGGATTGTTAAAGCTTGTTCCTAAACCAGAGAATAATTTGTCAGCATATATGCAATATCCTATATTAAATACTGACAGTAAAACTATCACATTTTCAAAAAGTGATAACTTCTATCAGTATAACACATTCTGGGCATTACAAGTAGATGATGAATTACCATTATTTAATAGCTCTTGTGAATCACTGTCTATAGATAAAGTGATTAATCAATCTAATATGGATTATGGAAATAGATCATTTAAAAAAGCAACATTAAGAGCTAAGAATTTAAAGGTTAGACACATACTTGATGACTCATCAACAACACATATAGTAAGTCAGTTTATTGTAACACCATCACAAATATCATATAAATAATGGCAAAAGGTTTATCAGCAGCAAAAGCTAAAAAGATGCTAGAGGATGGAAGAGTCCGAGGCACTGCACTCACAGAGAAACAAAAGAAGTTATTTGGTGCAGTGGCTGATGGTGCCACACCTTTGAAAGCAATCAACGGTGGTTGGCTAGATAAGTTTGCTATGGGAGGAAGTCTTCCAGGTGCATCTGGTATGATGTATTCACGTAACTCTGGTTCTTCTGCAATGTCTCCTCCTAACCTTACTAAAGCTCAAGATGGAGATAAAGTAATGTATGGTACGCCTGAATATGAAGCTGCATATGAGGAAGGTAGATTTGCTCATGTACCTAATCTCTTAGATGAGGTTGTTATAGATAGTGGTGTAGATTATGAGAAAGATATTTATTATGATACCTTAACAGAGCAAGAAAAAGATCTTTATCACAACGACTATAGTCCAATTGGAACCGCTGTTAGAAGAAAAGCTCAAACAAAAAGAGGACTTGCTGAGGATACTTATGATTTTGTTAATCCTATAATGTATGGAGCGTTAGGTCTTGCTGGAGGTATGATGGCTGCTCCAGCAGTAACAACATTAGCTAGAGGTGCTGCACCATATGTAAGTAGATGGGTTCTTAACCCAATTCAAAAGGTGTTAGGTTATAAACCTTTTGGAGGCCCTGTAAGTATAGGTAATGTAATAGATGTAGGTAGTGCTGCTGATGCTGCTTATTCTACTCCTAAAGCATATGATAAATTCAAAGAAAATCCTAGTTTTGATACAGGGTTAGATCTTGGTTTAACAGCAATGGATATAATTCCATATGGTGAAATATTTACAGGAGGTAAAAACATTAAAAAAGCATATAATTATGCAAGCGACAAGGTTAGTACTCTTTTTAGAGGAATACCTCAAAATGCAAATATACCTACAGGGATTAATTTAGAAACAACACCTCTTAGAGATGCTGTCACTCAACCTAACATCTGGCCAACAAGTAGCCCATTGCCTAAAAACATGGAACCTTATATTTCTAAAAAGATTTATCCATTTAATAAAGAGCAAGAAGTATTTGAATCTTTTTTATCTACTGATAAACAACTTAAGAATATAGATTCAAAAAGTCTTTATTATGATCAAGCTGGAAAACTAATAACAAAAGGTGAAGCTGACAATCTTCTTTACCCACCAGAGTATCAAAAGAATGGTGGAGATGTAGATAAAGCACAGTATGGGAGAATACTGAGGTGGGGAAAGGATTTATATGATGGTATTAGAGGAGTTGATAATGTTGTTGATGTTGCAAACACAGTTAGAAAAACTAGTAAAATTGTTGATAATGCATGGGCAGTAAAACCGCTACCAGGATTGCATTTAAAATCAACAATGGACAATGGTGCTATTTCTAAAATAATAGAATCTAAGACTGGACTGATAAATACAGAACAAGCTTTAGCTATTATAGCTAAAGAATCAGGAGGCACTGAAAAGGTAGCTCTTATAAGACAACAATTGGGAGATAACATTCCTAAGAAAATAGATTATAATGACTTTAGAACAAAAACGCAAGAAAGTCTTATTCCTTTAGAAGTTAAAATAAATCCAGACGGTAGAGCTGCTTATGGTTTACAGAATATTGGCTATGGTGACTTTTGGGACGATGGTACAAAATTATCAGATGTTGGAATACTAGAAAATAATGCTTTAACTATTAGTAATAGAACTCAATTTGGTGGAGGTTCAAGTATGCATGGTAATCCTGATGACACATTAGGTCATGTACATTTTTTAAGAGATTTAGACAATCCACAAACATTAACTGTAACACAAATACAATCTGATGCGTTTCAAGGTGGATATGCAACAATGCCAAAAACTATAGAAGATGCTAACAAAAATATTTTACGAAATGAAAAACATCTTGAAAACCAAAAAAGAATTTTAAACAGTGCTGTTCAACAACCAGATAGTAGTTGGTTATATCCAGATGGCTCTTTAATTCCTGATGGTATACACAAACAAGGTGTACAAGGTCAAGAGGCAATAAATGCAATGCAAAGAGCAGAAGCAAAAAACCTTTCACAAAAACAATTATTAAAAAAGAATCATCAAGAAAGATATTTACAAGAGGTTGTAAATTATGCAGCTCAAAGAGGAGACCTAAATAAAGTAAGAGTTCCAACAATGGAAACTGCCGCTAAAATACAAAACTATACTCCTAATTATGATACTAATGTACCAGGTGCTGATGCATTTGAATTTAACCTTAGTGATTATGGTGGAACGGAACAAAGTATTCTTAAAAAATATAAAGATCAACCTAAAAATATTAAAAAACTATATGGTCAAGATGCTATAATAGTAACTGATGGAAAAGGTAATACTTGGTATGAGTTTGATATACC